AGACCCTGACAACACAGATTACCAAGCAATCCAAGAATGGGTAGCTAAAGGCAACAAGATAGAGGATGCCGACTAGCATGGAAAACATCGACCCAATGTTATTTTGGAACATAATCCTGACTATGGTCGTTGTACCATTCGGTTGGGCATTTAACAAGATGTTCCAAGAGGTCAAACGCATACAGATACTCTTGAACAAGACACGTGAAGATTATGCACGTAAGGATGATGTAAAAGATGATATGCACAATCTTATGGATGCACTAAAAAGATTAGAAGATAAGTTAGATAAGATACTGATGGGAAGTAGATAATGCAGTTAAATGAACAGCAACAAGTAGTACAAGACATAAAGAATAATCCTAAAGTTCAATTTGTATTAAATGCAAGAAAGAATTTTTTAGCTTCTAAGAGTCTGCCTAAACTACAAAATCCTCAGATGGCAGAAGGTGGTATGTATATGGGTCGCTTTGACCAAAGACAAGGCACTGAAGGTGTCGGTTCTTTTGTACCCCCACCAAGACAATCTTTTCAACAGGGTGGTACAATATTAGACCAAGGCATGAGCATTCAACCGGGTTTAGGTGGTGGTGATTATTCTTCTTTTTCAACACCTCCTGTACAAACATTACCTACTGCTCCTAACCCAAGTGCTATATATGACCCTAATGCAACCATAGGTGACATATCTGCACAGATGGCAACTAGACCTGCTTTACCCCAAGGAGCACAAATACAGACTGTAGGTATAACTCCTACAACAGGACAGTTTTTACCAACAGACATAGGTGTAACAGGTCAAGTTGCATTACCTGCGGCACAAGCAGGAACTGCAACCACACAACAACAGGAAAGAACTCAAGCTCAACAGTTACAAGCACAAGCTGTAACTCCACAAATTAGAGAAGCATTACAAACTATAGAAGGTGCTCAAGGACAAGTATCTCAAGGTTCTCAAGTACAAGCACAGCAACAAGCAGGAACATCCGTAGCTAATCTAACTGCAGCTCAAGGCACAGCAACTATGATGACCAATCCTGTGCAAAGAGAAATACAGGCAGGTGAATTAATATCAACAACTGCTAATGCAGAGAAAGCAAAGGCATTCACTGAACAAGTACAGGCAGCTACTGCAAGTCCTAGTGACAAAGCAACTGTAGCAGGACAGCTAGGAACATTAACTGCAAACTTTGATGCAACCAATCCACCTGCTTGGGCAGCAGGTGCAATCAGAGGTGTTCAGGCAGTCATGCAACAAAGAGGTTTAGGTGCTTCTAGTATTGCAGGACAGGCTCTTGTACAGGCGGCAATGGAATCTGCATTACCTATAGCACGAGCAGATGCACAGGTACAGGCACAGTTTGAAACACAGAATTTGTCTAATAGACAGCAACGTGCAATGTTAGCGGCTCAACAAAGAGCTAACTTTATAGGTTTAGAATTTGACCAAGGCTTCCAAGCTAATGTACAAAATGCCGCAAAGATAGCCGATATAGCTAATAGAAACTTTACTGCAGAACAGCAGGTAGCTTTAGAGAACTCTCGTGCTGCTCAAACTATGAATCTAAATAACCTATCTAACAGACAGGCATTAACTATGGCAGAAGCATCTGCCCTTGCTAGTTTAGATAGTGCTAATTTAAGTGCAAGGCAACAATCAGCAGTACAAAATGCACAGTCATTCTTACAAATGGATATGGCTAATTTATCTAATACGCAACAGGCAGATATGTTTGGAGCACAACAACAGATACAGTCTTTGTTTACTGACCAAGCCGCAGAGAATGCATCAAGACAGTTTAATGCTACATCACAGAATCAGGTTGACCAATTCTTTGCTTCACTAGGACAACAAGCTAATCAGTTTAACGCAACACAGATGAATGCACAGTCACAGTTTAATGCAGGTCAAGCTAATACAATAGAAAGATTTAATGCAGAGATTAACAATCAACGTGACCAATTCAATGCACAGAATCAATTAGTTATAGCACAAGCAAATGCTAATTGGAGAAGACAGTTAGCAACTGCAGATACTGCTTCTATCAATAGAGCTAATGAATTGAATGCTCAGAATATATTAGGACTAAGTAATCAAGCCTATAATAACTTATGGCAATATTATGGTGACACTATGGAATGGGCATGGACATCTGCAGAGAATGAAAGAAGTCGTGTAATTGAACTTGCAATGGCACAGTTACAAGCTGATAGTGCTACTAATATACAAGATATGAAGAATGATTATAACTCATCTTCTGCTTTTGGTAGTTTAATTGGTAAGTTTGTAACAGGTTCAATGTTTGGTGGTGGAGGATTATTCGGATAATGGAAACTAACCCTGCTTTAAATATGTATAGAAAATTATCTAAGATGAAAGTAGAGCCTGTACAAGAGCCTAAAGGTGGACTGTTATCAAAGACAATGTCTACAAAGGCTACTAAGTATAAGCCTAACATAGATGTATCAATGCGTGTAGCAAGATATATACAAGATATTAAGGACTATAGTAATGCGTGATGTTGACCAAGTATCATTAAGTAGACCTATCCCCGGGCAATCTCTTACCCATGAACTAAGAGCAAGACCTTGGCAGAACCCTCCACAGTTTACTACTGTGGAAGAGTCTATGGATTGGTACTTAGAAAGATTTGACAACCCTGAAATAGTACAAGAGTTATTGTCTATAATGGAATCAGGTATACCTATTAGTACAATAGCTAATTCTATGCAACTAGGTGCAGTTCTACAGGGTGTACACAGTATTGATGTAGGTGTTCTTATCATGCCTATACTTATAGAGATAATGAAAACACTAGCAGAGAAGACAGATACTAAGTATGTTATGGGTGATGAGCCTGAAGAAACAGACAGAGCATCTGATGCAGTATTAGATTCTGCAGTAAATAAAATTAAGGGTATGAACTTAAAAGATATGCCTGAAGAAGAGACGATGGAAGAAGAAGAACCACAAGAAGAACCTGTGGGTCTGATGGCGAGGAGAGCATAATGGGATTTAACTTTGGTGCATTTTTAGGTGGAGCAGCTTCGCAGATAGTACAGGATATTGATGAGCAAGAAAAAGAAGTAAAGCTCCGTACTAGAACTATACTTGATAGACAAGTAGCAGAAGCCGCAGAGAATAGAAAAAAGTTTAATGACGATAAAGAAAAAGTAGAAAAGCAAATAACATCTATAGCTCAACTGTTTGGAGAAGATGACCCATTTAGATTTAATAAAGCTAGGTCTATTGTAGCAGGTGGTGATGAGCATTACAATACTATGTATAAAGAATTATCTACACACAAAAGACTTGGTGGTGATATGAAACAAGCATATGATTATACTGCCGCTAATGAAGAGCAAGGCTTTGAAGGTGTTGCAGATGCTGCAAAAGGTCTAGCTAAACTAAGAACTATATCTGCACCTGAATTTACAGAGAGTGTAAGAAGTGAAGGTCAAAAGTTATTTGGCATAGACTCAAAGAGCATGTATGAAAAGGCTAGGTCACAGTATGAACAGGCAGGATTGTTGCCTAGTTCAAAGGCAGAGTTTGACGATTCTGTAAAGAAGTATGGCACAGGTACTATAAACTTTCAGAACTTGAAAAGAGACAAGAAAGATATAGATACTATGTATGCTAATAATATGCAATCTATACTTGAGTTAGATAAGAGTGACCCTAAATACGCAGAGAAAAGAGCTAAATTAGAGGCTGAACAAGAGGAGCTAACTAAAGGTGTAGCTAAAATGAACTCTGTTAGTGCCTCTGTAATAGCAGAAAAAGAAAGACAAGCAGGTAAAGATACTACAGGAAAGACTCTTACAGAGATGAGAACTTTGTACACTAGTAGCAGAAGCCAATATAAAAAGAGTCTTGGACAAACTGCCGATGGTGTTACTGATGATAATGGCAATGAAATATTTGAGAAAAAAGATGCTGATGCATATGTAGAAAAGAAGATGAAAGAGTGGGATAAAAACTATGTTAAGGGTTTAGTTGATGGCAATGGTAACTTAATAGACAATAGTTCAGATAGTCAATCTTTCTTAAAGGCTTACAATTTAGACCAATATGTAGGTACACCTAAAGAAAAGGATGATACTAAAGTAGAAAGCAAAAAAGAAACTAAAAAAGAAAAAGTAGATAAACTAAAACAAGAGAATCCTGAACTTAATGAGACTGTAGCTAGAAATCTATTAGAGTTAAATCAAGGAACAAAAACCACTATAACTAATCCTATGCAACTTTCTGATATGTTAATGCAAACTTATCCAAAGAAAGCAGACGAGACTCAAGAGGCTTACGAAGAAAGAATGGATGGTTTAGCTCAAATTGTTTGGAGTAAATATACAGAAGAAAAGAAAGCCTCTGATGCAGAAAAGAAAAGACTTGCAGAATTAAGGAAAAAGAGATTTGGAGATGCTGTGCCTGAAGATAAGATGAGTGAAGCACAGAAAAGAGCCGAGGCAAGAAAAGGTAAGAGATAAATGGCTTTAAAGAATACTGTAGACTACTTCGCAGAGGATGACGAAGAGAAGAAGGATGCTACTGAAGAAGCTATAGAGGTATCTGACACTTCCACTGTAGATTATTTTGCAGAAGATGAAGAGAAGCCTGAAGAAAAAGAAGAAGAAACAACCATCAAAGCAGAGCAAATAGATTACTTTGCAGAAGATGATGATATAATTCAAGAAGAACCCACCTATGAATTAAATCCAGAATATGCAGAAGAAACAAAAGTAGATAGAGTAAAGAACTTAGATGAGTTTGCTCAAGATGAGAACTTCCTATCCACACTACGTTCCTATGCCAAGAAAAGATTTGGTGACTCAGGTCTTCAAGAAGAAGATGAGAGTAACAAAGACTATGTTCGTAGATTTATTACCCATTATAGACAATTTAGTTCTAATACATTAGACTTGGCTAGTCAGGTTGATTACATTCGTGGTGCGAATGAACAAGATAAAGCAGAGTTTGGTGCATTATATAGAGATATACAACGACTTCCTAACTTCTATGAAGAAGGTGGAGACAGAAGTCTCGGTGCATTAGCAGATTATGCAGTATCTTTCTTTGCTGACCCCCTTGTAGTCTTTGGTTTTGGTGCAGGTAAAGCCGCCACAACAGGTGCAAGAAAAGCAGCAGAGCAACTTTTCCTAGATGTAGGTAAAAAAGGTGCTATGAGAGAGGCAACTAAGCTAGGTTTTAAGGCTGCTAGAAAGCCATTGTTAGCAGAGGCAGGGGTAGAAGGCTTACGTGCAGGTTATGAGGTTCAGGCAACGTCAGAGCTTGAAGAAGCTGCTGAATTAAGAGAAGGTGATGCATCTGCAGGTGAAATAATAGCAGGAGCTACGTTAGGTGCAGGTATTGTTGGTGGTCTTGGTTCTGCTTTTGCAGGTAAACTAGGTAAAGATGCTGTAAAAAAAGCTATTGATGATGATGCTAAAAATATAATAGATGGAATAGAAAAGTCAGAGGCAGGTAAAACTGTATTTGCAGGTAAGTTTAGTATCAATGCTGATGACTTATCATTTGACCCTGTAGAAGGCAGAACTATATTAGATAATATAGACCCTAATTTAGACCTATCTAATCTAGATTTATTAGATAAGAAAGCTAAGAAAGATGTAATTCATAGAGTTGGTAAGTTTGCTACAGAAGTTGTAGAAGATATGATGAAAGACCCCAAGGGTAGGTTTGATGATTTCTTAGCAGAGTATAAATCAGGAGCAAAAACTGCATCCGAAGCTATAGGAAACATATTAAATAGACTAGAAGACTTTAAAGATATAGATGCTGATATATTAGATGGTGCTATAGCAAGAGCAGGTTTATCTCAAGAACAGTTTGCTAAGATTACTTTCACATCTTTCAGTGAAGCAGGTAGTATGCTAAGTGCGGCTAGTCCTATAGGTAAACTACTAAAGGGTTACAAAGATGCTGACCCTGAAATAAAGAAACTATATGAAAACACATTTGGTAAAGAAGGTGATTCATATACAGGTAAATTTGGAGAAGTCATGCATCGTCTTGATAGAGAAAGACGAGCACTGATGGTTACTCAAGTATCTACAACTGTTCGTAACGTAGCTACAGGTGTGGCTAGACTAGGTTTTGATACAGGTTATAATATAATGGAATCAACTCTGTACCATGCAGGTAGAGCTTTTGATTCTTTAATTAGTGGAAGAGCCGCACAAGATATAGAAGCAGGTAAATTTACTCAAGGTCTAAGAGACATAGCGAGAGATAGCTTTGGGTTATTATCTTTTACATTAGATAGGTTTGACCAAACAGGTGACCTAGTACAAGGTATGCTACAATATAATCCCCAACTTTTAAAAGTATTAAATAGAACAACAGGTGAGGTATCAGGAACTGAAACCTTATCTAAGTTTACTATGGGCATGAATAAACTTAACATAATGCAAGATACATTTTTTAGAAAAGGTGTATTTACTGCATCAGTAGATAAAAAACTAAGAAGAATGGGTTTGAGTCTACAAGAAGTTTTAGAAAAGAATATGGTATTACCTACTAAACTTTTGAGTGATGCAGTAGAAGATTCAGTAGCATTTACATTTTCTCGTATGCCTAAAGAAAACTCTAAGAAATATGTAGGCGATAGTTTAGCACATACCTTTATAAAGTTTAATGAGAAGCTAGGACCTTTGCCCGGACTTGTTGGTGTGCCTGTAGGTACAGGTGCATTCCCCTTTGCTAGGTTTATGGCAAATGCTATGCAGTTTCAGTTTCAATATAGTCCTCTCAGCTTCGTAGGAGCTACATTTAATAGTGCAGGTGGTGCATTGAAGTACATGAAAGCTGCTATGGGAGACATGACAGATGCTCAAAGAAAGCAATTATTGCAAGGTGGTAAAGCCAATATAGATAAAGCAAGAGAACAGTTTGCTAAAGGTTTAGTTGGTTATGGTGCTTTGATGACAGCCATAAATCACAGAGCTAACAATCAAGATGTCCGATGGTATGAAGGTAAGACTGAAGATGGTAGAACAACAGACCTAAGACCCTTCTTCCCACTAGCTCCCTATTTAGTTGTCGCTGACTTGATTGTTAAGTGGGATAACAATGAACTAGATAAAATAGATGCTAAGAAAGTATTAGAAGGATTAACAGGTACTCAGTTTAGAACAGGTGCAAGTTCATATATGATAGACTCCTTCTTTAGAAATATAAGAAGTCCTTCAGGATTAACAGATATATCAGGTGAAAAACTAGGTGAGTATGTAGGTGGGTATGTAGGAGAACTCGTAGGTGGTGCATTAACTCCGGGTAGGGTCGTAAGAGATGTTGTTGCCGCTTTTGATGAGGAAGAGGCAAGATTAAAAGATTTTAATAAGACTGAAGGCACAGGAGCAGGTGAGAGAGGTCTAAGTAAATTTAGTAATACTATAGCACGTAACTTACCTTTTGTTTCTAAGTATGGTGGATTTGATGAGTTACAAAGTCCTACTAGAGAGGGTGCTATAATCAGACAAGACCCTATTGGCACACAGTTAACAGGTATAAGAAAAGAACAAAGAAGAACTCCTATAGAAGAAGAGTTAGTAAACTTAGGTCTTGAAAACTACATGGTAGTTCCGTCATCAGGCGATAAGGAAGCTGATTTCTTTGTTAAAAAATATATGGGTAAGTATGTACAGGATGAAGTATCTAAGTTAATAGAGACAGATAGATATAAGAATGCTAGTGGCATAAAGAAAAGAGTTATGATGAAGAGAAGACTCGCTAGATTTAGAAAGATATCTAAGAGGATAGGTGAGGTAGAAGCTAAGAAAGAGGCAAGGGATGAGGGTAAGGCATTCACTGCATTTGATAGAGCACAGTTCCTAAGAATAGGAAATGAGAAACGTAAATTAGCAGATGAATACTACATGGATAAGTATGGAAGCACTGTCATGGAAATGCAAGAAGCAGAACCTGAAGTCAATCATCTAAGAAGAGGCAAAAGAATAGGTCAGATACTCTCTAGGAGAGGATAAGGACTACCACAGTTGTAATAGTCTACCATTACCTATGATTATAAACAGACATGTAGTTATGTGTAATAAAAACCAAAATGTTCGTATAGTTAAATGTATATGGTCATCTTTTTTGTCATTATCATAGGCATGACTTCCCATAGCTTTGCACCAATACACCCATATTAGTTTAACGACTGTCACCTGACCCCTGTAATGTGCCTCTTGTCTTTCTATCATTAAGTTTATATAGATTATCTTCCATAATCTTACCTAGATTAACATTCAATTCACTTGCTAACATGGCACAATACCAAAGAACATCCCCTATTTCAGAGGCTATATTTGATACTGTACCATCACGTATTTGTTTCTTTACTTTCCCTGCTACCTCTCCTGCCTCACTCACAAGACCAAGAGATAGATAGGCTATAGCATCTTTCTTAGGATAGATAGCTGTAGTTCTACACTTCTCTTGGTACTCGTGTGCAGATATGAGGCTCTTATTGTGCGACTGCATGAACCTCTTGGCTTCTTCTTCTAGCTTCATCACGTTTCACTTTCTCTAACTGTCTGAAGTAGGCAAAGTTATAACCTCTTTGCCACTCCCTATGTTGCATAGTGTTAGTATTATATGGACTCTCTGTGCATATAATCTTTGCACTCTTCTTATATACATTACGTATATATTGTTTACCTTTGAAAGCATTTACCCCACGTTCAAACTGAATACGTAGGGGTGCATCATATTTACTTAGACTTGGATTCCTTTTTTTCTTCTGCTTCATTGGATTCTCTCCTTTCAAAATACTTTAGTATCATGTTAAGTTTATCGTCTGCTGTAGCTACTGCATCTAACTCGGCATCAATAGCTTGTTGGATATCTTGGTGTTCTCCTATACCCACAGACCTAGTTAATAATATTTCTACGTTTGATATATGTTTATTTATAAGTCCAACATAATAAGACTTAGCGGCTGATAATAACATCTCTCTCATTACTTTTCTCCTTTAAATGTTTTTAATACATCAGATGAAAATAACTTATCAAGTTTTAGTAAGTACATTCTCGATGCATTATGGTCTCCACCTGATACACTTCTCTTGTAATCTAATCCATTGATTAGCTTCTTGAGATTCTCCACATTAAATACAAGTGTACAAAAGACATTATCACCTATGCATAGGTTATGAAACCAATAGTCTGCCTCTGTTGCATTGATGCCACTAGGCTTACCATATGATTCATACTCTATAGCTATGTTACCTGTCTTCTGCCACTTATCTCTTTCGCTTTTTACTTCTATCTTCTTATCTTGTAACATGTCTGCTACAAATTGTTCTCTTACTTTACCATACTCTAGGTCTATATCAAACTTTTTTCTGTCTTCTTTACTTGGTGCTAGGTTTTCCATGAGCAACTCCTTTCGCTTTGGGTTTAAGATGTAATAGTTCCCTTATGTGTAGCTTCCTACCCTTGAAGAAAACGATTAAGTTTATTGTCGTATTTATACTGATGGCAATGAGTAACCACCACTGCCACCATAGTATCTCTGTACCTTCTATCATTAACTAGCCTGTATGTCAACCATTTCACACGCATCAGCAGTACATGCTAGTTCTTTACTGCCACTTGTAGTATCTTCTTTTTCAAAGTCTGCTAACTTAGACCAATCAATAGAAGTTGGCATCTTACTATATAAGTCAAGATACTCTTTCTCTTCTATGTCCTGATAGGGTGCTTGAGCATATGTATGGTCACTAAAAGGCAAGAAGGATATGCCTGATACTTCATCAAAGTTCTTATATACCCATGCTCCTACTTCCATCCACTCATCTTCCTTAACAGATATAGTGACAGATGGTTTGTGTTCACACCAATGCCTTTGAAACATAAGCCAATACTCTAACTGTTTAATAGCTGTCATCTCTGTCCTAGTAGTAGCACCTTTAGGTGACTTCATAGGAAAGCTAAAGACAGTTGTGCTGTCAGGCTTCATAACATCAGGCTCACTAGGTATGCCACTCTCTTTCATAAACTGTGTGATAGGGTCTTTGTTATCTCCACGTACAGTTCTAATATAGAAAGGGTTATGCCTTGCATGTATGCCTGATGCACTGTCAACTAGTTGTGATACTGTACCACTAGGTTTGACACATGTTATAGCAGTAGATTGAGGTATGCCTAACTCTTTAGCAATCTTCTTATTAGTTTCTACTGCTACATCTTTTAGTATTTTTAATACTTCTTCTGTCCATATAGGGCAGTCAAGTATACCTGTTAAAGATACACCTAGTAATCTTTCTTCTTCTGTATTATCTCTCCATACTTTACGTAAGTATTTAAAGTCGGTGAGTGTAGATTGAAATGTACCCAAGATAGTAGCCATACGTACTTTATTTTTCAAGGATACTAGGTCATCTGTTTCACGTGCAACAACTTCTGTAAGGTTACAGAACTGATAAGGTCTAAGTATAATCTCACTACATGGATTACAACCAAACTGTATATAATCTTCAGGCTCTGAAGGGTTTTCTTTTTCAGAAGACTTACGTCTACCATTCTCTTCTACCTTACGTATAGCAGACTTTCTATTAAAGATACCTCTTTCTCCTGAATGAGATTCATAAAGTGCCAACCATTCTCTCATGAATGTACCCATAGTAGGCTTACCTTTGTAAGCTACAGAGTTGTTAGCTAGTGACCTTTGGCTTTCATAATCATACCATTTACCTGACTTAGCATGTCTCATTTGGTCATCACCTAAGTTAGACAAAGATATAAGAGCAGAACGTCTTACACCACCTACAACTACAACTTCACCTATCTTACACATAAGGTCGTGACATTCAATAGGGTATAATCTTCTGCCTTTAGCACCTTTAAACTTCTGTATACAAAAGTTAAACAGGTCAACTAGTGGAGCAGGTCCTGATGCTCTACCACCAAAGGTTTTTAGTCTAGCACCTGCAGGTCTTACATCTGATACATCCCATGTAGGCACTTGTCCTACATATAACATAGCTATTAACTCACGTAATGCTTTAGACCATCCGGGTCTGCTATCACCTACCTTTATTATAGTAGATGATTTCTCAAAGTGTTCATTAACAACAGGTAGTTTGTCTACATTCTCTCTCTCAACAGAGAAACCTACACCTGTACCACACATGAGTATATACATACACTCATCAAAACTACGTGGACTATCCACAGGTATATAGCTACAGTTGTATCCTGCTACATGACATCTATCTAATGCTACACCTGCAGTCATCAAGGCTCTCATACTAGGCATAACACCAAGAGACATTATTGATTCACTTATCTTTTCTTTCAATGCTTTCGTTATTATATAATTATGCTTAGTCTTCAAATGATTACTCATGTAATCAAAGTATCTATCCACAGTTTCAACCCAAGTCTCTCTGCGTTGCTCATCCTCTTTCCATCTTGCATATCTAGAAAGAGCAATAAAATTTTGATAATCAGTCGGTAAATAGTTTCTCATTTAGGTCTCCTCTGTTACTATTTTTATACTCTTAACTTTCACTCCTTCTATCTCGTGAAAAGTCTCATTTATATATTCTTCCATTTCTTCATCTACTCTGCCATCGGCAGGTACTGCATATTCTTCTGCATCTATATGCAGTGTCATCATGATTTTAACTCTCATTGCTTTCAACCACGTTAACTAACTCTTCGAGATACCATTGTGCTTTCTTCAAATCTTCTACACCATTCTTGTACCTGTATCTCCATAGGTACTTCATAATATTTCCTTGTAGGTAGTATTCAAACCCCTCATCTGTCATAGCCTTAATAGCCTCTATTGTTTCTATACCTGCCTTATTATAATGAGGTGGGTGATTGACCATATCAAGATTATCAGACTGTTGCATTGCTTGTTTTTCTTTCATTTTCATATACTCCATGTGTCTTAGCATTCTTTATGCCTCTGGTTTAAAGTTGACGTGTATGACATTATCACGTTCTCTAGTCTTAGTCAATCTTTCTATGCCTTCTATCATATCATCATGTGATAAATATTTATCAGCTAATCTTTCTGTCTCATCTCTAAATATCTTGTTCTCTTCCATCAAAGGAACAGAAGCACATATCTGTTTGGTAAAACCAATCATAGAATAGAAATCATTATCGTCAAGTACATTAGCTTTATCTACTACCATTTTAAGAGTCACTTCACCTGTCCATTTATTTTTCTTATCAAGGTGGGGTCTAACTATTATCATAAAATCAGTGGGTTCTATATTTTGTGTATCCATATTTATCTCCTTATCTTTGTTGTTGAAAATCGTATAAACTTAGGGTGCTTGTCTTTACCCTTTTCTTTTATCCAATCTTCAGGGATTATTCTATCGTAATATCTGAATCCATGTTTTATACACCACTCTGCATATGTTGACTTCGCACCTTTTCTAAGTTTTCTCCTGCTGTTTTCAAACACAAATCTAATGTCTAACTTTGGATGTTGTTTCTTTATAGCTAGATGCTTTCTCCTATCAAGAGTTAAGAACCTGCCTTTCGTTTCTATTATTATTCCATTATATAATATAAAGTCAGGGGTATAGGTTCGGTAGCACAAGTCTTCCCACTCTATCTTTATAGACTCGTAAGAAAACTTACATCTATTTTCTACTAGATACGTGGAAACACTATGCTCTAACCCACTTCTATACCCATGCTTTATAGCATCTCTTCTGACTTTATGAGGAGACATTATAGTAGTCTTCGCCATCCTGTAAAAGGATTGAACTCGTAAGAATCATGAGAGTAACCAAGAGCCTTCATCTCTTCTTTAACAGCTTCGTCTGCCATCTTCTTGGCTTCCATAGCTTCTCTCAAACCTTTAGTTCTCATTTCACGGAGAGTCTTCTTAGCTTCTGCTAATTCCTTCTCCATATTTTGAATATCCTTTTGCAGGTCTTCTATTTTCTGTGTCATTATTATACACTCCATATTTCTTTTGCTTCTTGTTTTAAACCTGACCACATCCATGAATCTAGGTTAGGGTAAACCAAAGAAGCTATCTCATGTTTATCATCACTGATAGACAAAAACTTTTGTATACCCAAAGCAACTTTAATAAGTTGTGCCTTGTGCATAGCTAAGTTTTTAAGAGTAAACTTCTTGTACTCTTTTGGAGTAGCAAAGAATAAGTCTACACTATTCTTAGGATATGCCATAGAGTAGAAAGCCATCTGTCTTTTCTGTGCTTCAGTAGGTTTGCTAGGCATCCTTGTGGTTGTCTTCAAGTCTACTATCTTATCAGAAAATCTGAAGTCTATATATCCTATGATGGGAACAGGCAAGTCATCGTATTTAACTTCGACTTTCTCTTGGTATGCCTCAAGATTTTTATAGTCAAAGTTCTCATCAATAACAGTGCCAAAGCCTTTTAATAACTTCTTCTCTTTAGCTGTCTTTACATCCCCTAAATCAACACCTGATTCAGCACACAGAGACATGAACTTCACATCTAGTAGATTAAAGTCAAAGGCTTTTGCTTTCTTCTCATACTTGTCTGCTAATGCAAACTCAGTAGCAATACCCCTAACAGCACTCGCACCACTTGATGATTTAACACCAAACAAATATCTAGCCACCCACATAGGTGTATCATTAATGTACGTATTAATGCTACTAGGAGACAGATAGTTTATACCATGTACCTTGAAGGGGTTATTGCTTCGCACTATGCATTTTCCACTTCGATAAAGCTGTCCTCTGCATCAATGATATCGCTAACAGCATTAGACATATCATCATCAATAGAGTTCTGTGATGCTTGTTCACTCCACTCGGACACTATATATTGATTATAGTTTTCTACCCAAGAGAGGAAGTCACCAAACATAACTTGGTCTTTATCAGAGAGGTTAATCTTCTCAGACAAGTTCAACGTGCTAGTAGGCAAATAGAATCTGCTACCATTAGGTAGTTCTCTAGGCTCAGTAGCTAGAGCAATACTATGCTGAACAGGCAAACACTTTTGCTTTGCAAGTTTAGTAAAGTTAGCACCCATAGTTTTGAATGCTTCTCTATTATCTATTTCCCATATGAATGGGGTAGTCTCAAACTTAACATCCTTACCATTGGCATCAACAGCATCATGTAAATCAACTAATCCAAACACAACACGAACACGTTTAATCTGCTTGATAAGTTCCTTAGTTTTATCAGGCAGAGCATCAAAGTCTTGTATCCAACCTGCAGGTTTACCACAGTTGAACCCACCTTGATTATCCTTCAGGTCTTTATTAAGAGAGTCAGCCATAACTGTCTTATGATAAATACCCATAGGTTCTCCTTTTTTTGCAGACATATTCTTTACAAATCTCTTGTACATATATCTCTGCATGAAAGGTCTGATGGTGGCAGTCTTGCCATACAACACCTGACCTTCAGGTATGTCTAACTTATACGTACCACCCTTAACTAGAATCTCATCCTCATTTATAATGGGTGCATGATTAATTCTAAATCTAGGTAGCTGTGGAGTTTTCTTCTCAGCCACATTTGCTTCGTTAGCTATACCCATAGCCTTTGCCATAGATTCATAATTGTTAGTGTCTATGGTCACTAGGTTTGCTTCTGTCATATATATTCTCCTTTCAGAAAGTTAAAATGTTTCATAGTTATATCAGCTAACATCTTTAGTGTCAAGCCAATTATCACCTATTTTTGCCTCTAATAATAGAGGTACATTAAAGTCTATTTTAAACTGTTGATTTATTATAGCTTTCATGTCTTTGTTGATGCTATCCAATAGGAAAATAACTTTGTTAGTCTCGTCAGGATGCACATCAATCACTATTGAATCATGCACTGTATTAACAATACAAGATTGCAGTAAACTTAATCTATCTTCTATGTGTACAAGAATCAAAGGAACTATATCTGCAGTTGCAAAACTCTGCACAGGATAATTCTTTATCTGTGTGAAGTGTGATACAGAACCATTCATTCTTCGCTCTACATCAGGAAAAGAAAACTCTCTGCCTGATGGTGTAGTAATACTTCTCTTTTCTAGAGCCTCTTTAGCCAATCTGGAATGCCATGATGCGACTCCTTTGTACTTTTTGGTAAAGTCTTGGTAGTATTTTGCTTCTGCTTTTGTCCTACCGAATCCTGTCGCACCATATAACGGAGCAAAGGTATGTGCTTTAGCTTCTTGCCTAGTCGTACTTTGACCTGAAGCTGATATAACTTTAGCTGTATAAGCATGTACGTCAAAGCCTGTCTTAATCTCATTGATAGCCACCTCATCTTGTGATAAATATGCGGCAGTTCTAAACTCTAGCTGTGCAAAGTCTGCCTCTAGAATCTTACCACCTTCCCAACGTGAAACAAATACCTTCTTAACAGGGAACGTGCCACCTCTAGGCATGTTCTGCATGTTTGGGTCTGCTCCACTAAATCTGCCTGTCGCAGTTCTATGTTGTAATAGTCTTACATGTAACATACCATCGGTCTTTACATGAGACTTGATACCCTCTACAAAAGAAGATAGATAAGTATCTAATGCAGACAGTCTCTTCAAGTCCTGTAAGAAGTCACTAGCTTCTTTCATACCTGCTCTGTTTGCCATACCTTGTAGTATATCTAGATTACCTTTGGATACACCAAAGCCATTGGCAGATACCCACTTGGCATTAGGTGCATTGAATCTTAAACCTGCTACCTTAGTTCTGTCATCATGAAAATTATAACCAAGACCATTACAAGCAGGGTCTTTATTGGGATTAGCATAAGGAGTTCCATTCTTTCTTACCTTTCTTATATTACCTGTGCCATTACATATCTTACACATAACAGCTTTTGTTTTATATACAATGTCAGAGTTGTCTTTGACTGCATATCTAAAGTCTTCCTTGCTCATGTGAGGAACAAACTCGTTTGCCCACATAGCTTTGTCTTTAGGCTTTCTACTATAGATAACCCAAGACATCTGTTCAGGACTGTTAAGATTGATGGGCATATCCCCCATTAGATTTCTTACCTGTACAGATAGTCTGCTTTCTATCTCTTGCTTCTCTGTCTCAAACTCTTTTCTTACAGACTCTAACATAGATTCATCTACCTTAAAACCATTCCTATGTGTCCTTGCTAAAGTTCTACATACTTTATTTGTAAGTATAACTGTATCCATAAGGTGTGCATACTTAACAGAGTTAAGTTTCTTGTACTGCTCGTCAGATAACTGCTGTGTAGCATGTAAGTCTGCTGACAGATACTGTGACAACTCATGTCTAGGTATCTCATCTGTAGCATAACCTTTTGCAAAGTATTCCTTCAAGGTATCTTCCTTCTTAGTCTCTAAGTCATACCTCAATGCACAGTCTTTTAGATGCAAAGGTTCTTTGATACCTCGCTGTAATATATACTCTGTAAGCATGGTGTCAAAGACAGGACCTTCATACTTGAAGCCACATTCCCATAACCACATCAGGTCATAAGCTATGTTATGTCCTATAAGTATAGTAGCTTGGTCAAGCAACTCTTGCACACCAACGTGTGCCTCGCCATCCATATCCATATTATATAGATACTCATTACCTGTATCTGTTAAACAACCTACCATAACCAATTTATTGGTAGATTCATATGGGTCAAGATACATCTTCCCATCTCTTTTAGTTACTGTATTTTCTACGTCTAGTGTTAGTTTCATGCACTGTACCTCGCTGTGTGTGGGTTGATGTTGCAGTTTATCATGCCATGCCAACCTGTAATTTTGTTCTTAACAACATTCAAATGCCTCATAGTTGATTCGTCAGTAACACCTTCAACACTTGCAGGTTGTCCTATTAGTATCATCAAGTCGGCTTCTGCCGCCTTGCCTGTACGTGAGCCTTCCATCATTGCCTGATTAAGTCTCTGTCTACCCTCTGCTTCTGCATTGAGTTGTGACATATAGAATATAACACAATCATATTGTTTTGCAATCTGTCTTGCATATATTGCATTTGCCTTGAGTGCTTCATCAGGTCTAGCATATCCTGCAGTACGTGCAAACTTATCTCCCATGTCAATCACAACTACGTCAGAATTAACACTCTTACACATACTCTCTACCCATGTCATGTCCTCTCCTGTCACATCCTTTATATTTATATAAGGTGATACAACTTTGTATCTACTCCTAGCTTCTGAAGGATTATCTTTTATCTGATACTTATCCATGTTGGATGAAGCAGTCAGATATCTAAACCCTACTCTATCATAAGACTCTTCGTTACACAAGACTACACACTTAGCACCCTGTCTAGCAAAGCCATTATCTCCTACAAGTAGAGATGCATGGAAGCTAGTCTTACCTGTATTAGGTCTAGCACCTACCTCTACTAGATAGCCACCATTGACACCTTCAACCTTCCTAGCTAACTCAGGTAGATTAAATGACCACCTTGTCTGCTGACTCTGTTTAGCCATCAAGGTATCAAACGATATATCATCCCATTCTATCTTCATCTCAGGAGTGAAGTCATCATTGTATTTGTCTAACAAATCACGTAATGGTTTCATACTAGTCTGTGTACCATTGACAAAGTCAAAGCCAAGATTGGCTACATCTTCCCCAATAACTTGTTGGAACAGTTTCGCTAACACATCCTGTGCTATGTCTGCTCCCATAGGCTTCTGCCTTTTAATGTCATTAAACAATGCAGAGTATCCATGCTTCTGTGCAGTTGTCATAGCAGGATTGCTTGACAAGAACAGAGCCTCTAACTCATCAGGGGTTACATCCCTGTCATACTTTCTCATTGCTTTGTCTATGGTGTGCTTGATAGTCCTAGCATCTTTGCTAAACAATCTATCAGGACACCTAGCACCTCTATGGTCTTCATAGAAGTCTCTATTCATTAGGCTACGTAGTAGTGATAGTTCCATGTTGGTTCTCCTTTGGGGTTAGTTTGTATAAGTTATTTATATCCTCTTCTTCTGCGTACTTCAAGTCATCTTTCAGTCTCAATACTTTTACGTCATTTACATATCCTCGTAGTTCTTTTGCAAAGGCTAGTGTTTTGGGCATTGCATCAGGGTCTAAGGCTATGATAGCAGTTGAGAATTGTGATAGGTATCTCTTGTGTGAATCGCTTAATGATGTTCCCAACACAGCTACCCCTACATAAACACCATTGCCTACAACAGATGCACTTACACAATCCTCAACAACTACAGCCACTCTACCATGACCATACGTAAAAGGCAAGTCACTATTTCCATATCTTTTCCATTTGGGCAGACGAAATCCCACAGACCGACCAACTGCATCTACAATTAGTCCGTCTTTCTTGACAGGAAATACAACTCTATTCTCTTTTACATCATAGTAAAGTGGTATCTCTTCATAATTCAATCCGTATTCTTCAGCAAAGTTTCTAACTTCTCTCCTGTGGGAGTGATGAACCACATACTCAGGCAAGGCAAAGTCAGTATCAGCTTTCTTGATATCAGATACGGAGTTCCTAATATCATCTACAGATAAGTTTATCTTCTTAGTTCCTGATACAGGACAAGAAGATTTGTAGCAGTTCCAAACTAACCTTCCCATGTTGTTGGTTACAGTAAATGTTTTATAACCATTACAACTAGGACAGTTAATCCTTTTAGTTTCTCCTACACTTAAATGTAAATCACTTATGTAATTATATATATTCATATTATATACTCTTAATGTAATTAGTACGTAATGTCAAGGCACTTTCTGCACTAGCATACGTATTTTTCATGTAAGGTTTGACTGACTGTGGGTTTGCATGACCTGTGACAGACATAATCTGACCCATAGGAACACCTGCATCTACCATTTCAGTCGTGCCTGTCCTTCGTAAGTCAGATATTCGTAAGTCATCAGGCAATCCTGACAGTTTTATTACTTGTCTAGCTACTTTTGACAGTCTTTGGATAGCATATGGACTATAAACACCCTTCATAGGTGTTGGATATGGTGCAACATAGGGTTGAAAGTCATAGTCTTTTCGTTGTTGTGTAAGCATTTCCAATAAGTCAAGAGAAATTGGCAGGTGTACTATGCTTCTTCTCTTTGACTGTTGCAAATTTAACACACCTTTGTCAAAATCTATGCTTGAGAACTGTAAAACTCTCATATCTCCCACCCTTTGACACCATTCGTATGCCATTTGTACTATCAATCCCAAGTTTCTGTACTT